GTGCGAAACTTGCGCCATGAAGCACAAAGTTTCCCTCCCCTTGGACGAAATTCCATAATAATTTCAAATAGTTAGACGGAGAGACGACCACCTGCCAAAATCGGTGGAACTCGACCCAAAAACCGCGAAGAGAGGTTTGTTCTACGGAGTTCCCGCCAGGAACTGGCACTGAAACCCGCAGAGAGAAGATTTTTTCATGGGATTCTGGCCGTTCGGGCAAGGTTCACGGAACGACGTCGTTTCGCGTCTTATCCGGATCGAGGCTAAGGTCAACCAGCTCCTCTCGGGGCAGGCAGCAGGAAAGGCAATGCTCATGACGGAACAGGAAGAGATCGCGAACCTGGTGCAGCGCGTATCGGAGAACCGGGACGCGGTGGCGTCGGCCACGACCGCGCTCGAGGGGCTCCTCCAGCGGGTGGCGAGCCTCAGCCAGGAGCTCCAGGCTGCCATCGCGGCGAACCCTAGCGACGTGTCGCCTGACATCAAGGCAGCTGCCGACCAGATCCAGGCCAACACCGCCGCGCTGCAGGACGCGGTCCCGCACATCGCGCAGGCGATCATGCAGGGCACCGCGGCCGCCCATTGAACCGCACAGATCGGCTCTGCTCGAAGATCGAGGAGGTTGAGATGCCCTCACCGCGCCCAGTCCCAACGACCCTGCGTGTCCTGCGCGGGAACCCTGGCAGCAAGCCGCTGCTCAAGAACGAGATGCATCCGCGGCTCCCCGACCTCGTCCCGGACCCGCCCCGCCAGCTGACAGGCCTCGCCGCGGAGGAGTGGCGGCGCATCGTGCCGGAGCTGTATCATATCAAGGTTCTCACGGTGGTCGACATCAAGCCGCTGGCTGCCTACTGCCAGGCGTACAAGACGTGGTGCGAGGCCGTCGAGCTCATGAACGAGCTCGGCGGCACCTTCATGAAGGGCTACGTCCTGGAGAGCAAGAGCGGCACCGTGGTCAAGAACCCGCTCCACGGCGTCGCGCGCGACGCTGCTCGTGAAATGGTGAGGTACGCAATTGAGTTCGGATTTACCCCCGCAGCCAGGACCCGCATCGCCGCCGGCCCCAGCGGCGAGGCGCGGCAGCCCGACAAGTTCGACGGACTCATTCCAAGTTAGGCGCTCGGCGAAAGGCAGGGAGCGCGCCGATCGCGTCATCGAGTTCATCGAGCAGCTGACGATCCCGAGCGGCAAGGGCCAGGGCCAGCCGTTCAAGCTGCGCGGCTTCCAGAAGCGGTTCATCAAGGACATCTACGAGCCCCACTGCGACGGCAGGCGCGTGGTGCGGCGGGCCATCCTCAGCATGGCCAGGAAGAACGGCAAGACAGCGCTCACGGCGGCGATCGTGCTGGCGCACCTGGTCGGGCCGGAGCGGGTGCCCAACGGCGAGATCTACAGCGCTGCCAACGATCGCGACCAGGCGTCCATCGTCTTCAAGTTCGCCAAGCAGATGATAGAGCTCGAGCCGGTGCTGGCGCGCAAGATCGAGGTCATAGCGTCGACCAAGACGATGCTCGTGCGCCAGACCGGCTCGATCTACCGCGCGGTCAGCGCCGAGTCCGGGACCAAGCACGGCTACATGCCGAGCCTGGTGATCTACGACGAGCTGGCGCAGGCCAAGAACCGCGACCTGTACGACGTGCTCGACACGTCGTTCGGCGCGCGCGAGGAGCCGCTGTTCATCGCGATCAGCACGCAGAGCAACGACCCCGAGCACATCTTCTCGCAGCTGGTCGACGACGGCCTGTCGGAGACCGACCCGACCATCACCTGCCACCTGTACGCCGCCGACGAGGGCTGCGACCTGGACGACCCGAAGCAGTGGAAGAAGGCTAACCCCGGGCTCGGCGACTTCCGCGACCGCGACGACCTGGTCATCGCGGTCAAGAAGGCCATGCGCATGCCGGCGGAGGAGCCCAAGGTCAGGAACCTCTTCCTCAACCAGCGCGTCGCGCCGGTCGCCTCGCTGATCTCGCGCGCCGAGTGGATGGCCTGCGTCGGCGACGTCAGCTTCGAGGACCGTGAGGAGGTCTACCTCGCGCTCGACCTCGCGAGCACGGCCGACCTGGCCGCACTGGTCATGGGCTCGGCGACCGATCCGTGCCGCGTCCGCCCGCTGTTCTGGAAGCCGCTGGAGCACCTGCGCGAGCACTCCAACCGCGACTTCGGCGCCGGCAACCTACGCTACCTGGAGTGGGCCAACGCCGGCTACCTGCGGACGAGCCCCGGCAAGAGCATCGACCCGGGCGTGGTCGCCGTCGCCGTCGCGGAGCTGGCGCAGCGCTACCGCGTCCTCGGCCTCGCGTTCGACCGCTGGCGCGTCGAGGACATGCTGCGCGAGCTCGACCGCATCGGACTGCGCGCGTACAAGGACGGTGACAAGGGAGACGGCCTGAGACTGGTCCCGTGGGGTCAGGGTTACGCCTCCATGGGGCCGTCTGTGGACGCGTTCGAGCTGGCTATCCTGGAGCGCAAGCTCGTGCACCCCAACAGCCCGGTGCTGAACTTCAACGTTTCGAACGCGGTCGCTACCATGGACGCCGCCGGCAACCGCAAGATCGACAAGTCCAAGGCGCGGTTCCGCATCGACGGCGCGGTCGCGCTCGCCATGCTGATGGGGCTGCGCTCGCGCGACGGCGTCAAGAAGCCGCTCGACATAGAGACGATGATCTTCTGATACGTGGTCGCATGAACCTGAAAGGCATGACTGATCTAACTAGGCAGGACGTGTTCGATGCGCACGCTCAGTTTGGCCAGTTGGATCGGCGTATGGTCAAAGCCGCAATGGGCAAAAATTGGCCGAAAGAATGGGACGACTTATGCCTTGATGGCAGCGGTATTTTTTCTCCTGATCTTCTGAAGGACGCACCAAAATGACCATGCTCGAAACGCGACGCGGTGAATCGTCCGGTTGGCCTGGACAAAAGCCACAGAAGCGCGAGCCGTTGCCGCTGCCTCCCGGCAACAGCTTCGTGCGCCTGCTGACGGCCCGCGCCGTCGCGCAGGTCACCCGCAGGGCGGTGGCGGACGTCATCGAGGACAGGTGGCCGAGCGACCGCATCGTCGCCCGCGCCGCGTCGGCGCCGGCCATGACGAGCGTCGCCGGCTGGGCCGCGGAGCTCGCGCAGAAGATAGTCAGCGATGCGCTCGACGCGCTCGGCCCGGTGTCCGCGGCCGTGCGGCTGCTCAGGCTCGGACTGGTCCTGAGCTTCGACCGCCACGCGATCATCAGCGCGCCCGGGTTCACCGCGGCGCCCGGCAACGCCGGCTTCGTCGCGGAGGGGCAGCCGATCCCGGTCCGGCAGCTCGCCGCCACGGGCGCCCAGCTGCAGCCGTACAAGCTGGCGGCGATCAGCGTCCTGACCCGCGAGATGGTCGAGTCGTCGAACGCCGAGCAGATGATCGGCGACGTCCTGGTGAGGGCCGCGGGGCTGGCGCTCGACGCCGCGGTGTTCGACAGCAGCGCCGCGACCGCCGCGCGAGCCGCCGGGCTACGCAGCGGCATCGCTGCCTTGACGCCGAGCGCGAGCGTCGACCCGTTCGGCGCTTTCTATGAGGACCTCTCCACGGTGATCGGCGGCGTCTCGCCGGTCGGCGGGCCATTCGTCCTGGTCACCTCGTACGCGCGGGCGGCGACCATGGCCGCGCGCTTCCCGGGGGATCCAGGCCTCGCGGTGCTCGGGTGCAACGCCGTGGGCAACGACCTGATCGCGGTCGGGCCGAACGCCCTGGTGTCGGCGTTCAGCCCAGACCCGGAGATCGAGACCTCCAGCGCGGCCAGCCTGGTCATGAACGACGTGGCCGCGCCGGTCGTGAACGGTGGCGCGCCGGCCGCGCCGGTGCGCTCGCTGCTGCAGACCGACTCGATCGCGCTCAAGGTCCGCTGGCCGATGGCGTGGGCGCTGCGCAGCCCGGCCGCCGTGGCGTGGGTCTCGCCGACGTGGAAATGAAGAAGGAAGCCAGCTTCCTCGAGGATGCGCTGCCGCGGCTCGACCCGGTCATCGCGGTCGAGAGCGACGAGCGCGGCTGGCGCGGGCTCACCGCCTGCGGCGAGGTCCTCGAGGTCCGCGGCGTCAACGGTCACAGGGCGGAGGTCCCGGCCGGCGACTTTGTCGTCATGCGCGCCGGCAGGCCCGTCGGCCGCCGCGCGATCGAGCCGCGCGACGGCGTCGACATCGGCGCGTACCTCAGCCGCTACGGCTCCGCGCGGGAGCTGTACCGCGCGTGCAGGCTCGACGAAGCGCTGGCGCAGGCTAACGAGACGGTATCGATCGCGCCGACGTGGTGCGCGCGCTTCAACCGCTCGCAGATCCTGCTGGCATGCGGGCTCTGGCCGGAGGGGTTCGCCGAGTACGAGGCTTGCCAGCTCGAGCCGGCGTTCCAGCGACCGAACACCGCTAAGGCGCTCGCGGCCGGGCTGAGGCAGTGGCGGGGCGAGCCGATCGCGGGCAAGCGGCTGCTGCTCCTGCACGACCACGGCTTCGGCGACACGATCATGACGCTGCGGTACGTCTCGATCCTGTGGCAGATGGGTGCGGACGTCGTGATGGTGATGCCGCCGGAGCTGCAGAGCCTCGCGCAGCCGCGCGGGCCGGTCGTCAGCGACATAGTCGACGCCGACTGCTTCTGCACGATGCTGGGGCTCCTGAGCGCGCTCGAGGTGACGCCCGAGAACCTCCTGGCAGATGCGCCGTACGTCACTGTCGACCGCGACGCGCCGCGCCTGGCGGCGAAGGTGCGGAGGCGCATCGGTGTCGCGTGGTCGGTAGGGAAGCAGTTCACGGACGGCGACTACCCGCGCGAGGCGCCGCTCGAGCTGCTGGTCGAGAGGCTCGGCGGCGACGCCGACCTGGTCAGCCTGCAGACGCAGGACCGCGAGCGCGCCGAAGCGCTCGGCGTGCAGATCTGTTCTTTCAACGACTTCGAGGAGCTTGCCGCGCTGATGACGACCCTCGACCGGATCGTGAGCGTCGACACCGCCGCACTGCACCTGGCCGGCGCGATCGGGCATCCGTGCGTCGTCGGGCTGCTGTCGCACTGGCACAGCTGGAGGTGGCAAGCGAGTTGGTATCCGGGCGTGAAACTTCGTCGGCAGGCGGCGCCTGGCGACTGGGCGAGCGCGCTGGCATGACCAGCAGCACGAAGGTCTTGGTCACCGTCGCCGCCGCGGTCATCTTGATCCTGCTCGGGCTGGCGGCGTACGGCTACCTGACCGGGGCGTGGGAGGTGCCGCCTTGAGCGACCTCAGCCTGCAGGAGCGGGGCAGGCTCGAGCGTGCCAGGTCCGAGGCGCTGCTGGGTCGCCTCCTGCGCAGGAGCTTCGACCCCAGCGAGCCGCGCGACGAGAGCGGCAGGTGGACCGACGGCGGAGGCTCCGGCGGGAGAGACCTCACCGAGCAGGAGTTGAAGTCAGATAGACTTCTCGGGAAATTTCAGCGTGACCCAGACGCGCCAGAGGGGACCGAGCGCACCAACGTGCCGTTCTCCCCGTACAGCCACACCGGGGTAGAGCGGCAGTGGCAGACCAACTACGAGAAGTTCAAGGACGAAGAGGTACCGGTAGAGAACATCAGGGCGACGCAAGACTGGGTGAACCCAGAGTATGAACCTGATGTGTCAATCGGCTCCGAAGCGATCCACGGCGTGAAGACCCCGGACGGCTTAGTCCACATCTCGGACGGGCACCATCGAGTTTGGTGGGCGAAGAACCACGGTGTCAAGACCGTCGAGGCAAAGGTAGCGACCACGAGAGACTTGTTCGGCAAGGTCGAAGCAAAGAGGGGCTTCGACCCCAGCGAGCCGCGCGACGAGAGCGGCAAGTGGACGGACGAAGGCGGCGGCGCCGCAGCGGAGGATGAAAAGCTATTGCTCGTGAGCGAGCAGCCGAGCCAAGAAAAGCTCGACGCGTGGCACAAGCAAATTGAGGAGGCTAAGGCAACTGCCGTCCCCGGGGATGATGATGAAGAGCAACATCGCCGGATGGAGTCGGCAATTGATCGATACCTATCGGCCTCGCCGGAAAGTATCGCTAACGACAACGCCGGGTTAAACACGGTCTATGACGGCGACAAAAAATTGCTCGCCGCCACGTTCACTGAGGTTGACACATCTGACATTGCTAAGGTCGTTTCGCATGGGGCGATCGATCACGACGCCAAGGTGAAGGCGCTGAAACAGGTCATCAAGCGCTATGGCGACAAGGTCAAGCGCATCGAGATCAGAGATTGGGCGGATGAGATTGCTTCGATCACGGCGATGCGTGACGCCGGTTTCCGGCAGATGGGGGACGAGGAAGGTGGCCGTCTAACTTTCGGATACGGCGAAGGCATTCCGAAGCCGCCGCGGCCTCCCGAAGAGGTCGCAGCCGAAGAAAAGCACGCGGCGATGATTCTCGGCGCCGCCAGAGCGACCGCAAAGCTTTCTGGATATGATCCGAACTTGGTCGATGTGAACAATGGCGTGTATAAGTTCAGCGTCGGCGGCAAGAGCGGGTATCGCGCGGCAGGCTTGGCGCATCTCGATACCGGCAAGATCGAGATCTTTCCGAAGCAGATCTACACCCCGGACGGCGCCGTGAGCGTCACCGTGCACGAGATCGCACATCAAGAATATCAGAAGGTCCTCAACGCGCTCGCCGCGGAAACGAATCGAGTCATGGCAGACCCAGAGACGAGCGCGATGCGTCCTGATGGATCGCTGCCGCCACCGCTGGACAAAAAATATCCGATCTACTCGCGGTTCGTTCCGCACGTGAATTCCTTGCACAAGCGCATCGACGATGACGGGGTCAGCGATTACAGCAAAGACTATTGGAAGGAAGTGAAGCCCGGCGGCGTGACGATCAATTCGGCGGAGCACGAGACGATTGCAGAGATGGCGCGGATCGCAACTGACACCGGAAAGCTTCCGGGCTCGAAGATCTGGCGCGACTATTACAAGGACATCGAGAAGACGTACAAAGAATTTGAAAAAAAGGCGTAGCAGATGATCGAGCGCACGCTCGTCAACGAGCGCCCGGCAACCGTCGCCTACATTGACGACAAATTTCGGCCGGTCGATCGGGAAGATGCGACGCTTGTCAAAGTCATATTCGATGACGGTGAGCGCATCTTTCTGACGCCGCCACCGGAAGGCGCACGCGAGCGCAAGGGTTTCGATCCTAACGAGCCGCGCGACGAGGAAGGCCGCTGGACCGACGACGGCGGCGGCTCGAGCTTAGAGACGACGCCTGCCAGCGCCAAGCTCCTCGATGAGAAGCCTCAGTCCAAGTTCGGCCGCTACGAGAAGCTGTCGGTCGAGCGGATGCAGGTCGGCGTCGTGCGGGCGTCGATGAGCACGCTGCCGGAGGCTTACGCGATAGACCTCGCGGGGTCTATGCTGGAGCATGGGCACTTCCCGCTGGCTGGAGACAGTATTGACTTTGAGCGGGCGCTCAAGAAGCAAGGCCTCGATACAAAGAAGCTGGAGGCGTACACCGACGCGCAGATCTACGACGCCCTGAAGAAGGACCCGAAGGGGATCCTCTCCGGCACTGACTACTCTGGCAAGGTAGGTGTCGAGAGCGGCCACACGAAGATCGACGACGTGCTGGAGCGGTCGATCACCTCGAAGGACGGTCAGGAGCGCGTCGCGGACATCATGCTCGAGGCTGGCAAGGAAGATGAGTCTTTCAAGCCGTTTGGAAACATGTCTTCTGCTTTGAGTATAGCGATGTCAACTGCGGCGAGGAAGTATCGCGGAGACATAGTCGACAAGCTCGCCGACGAGCTCCCGGCAGACGAGGTAAAGAAGACCTCGCTCCAGATGTTCATGAAGGGCTACGATGACTTCCTGCCGGACTTCGTTGATAATTGGACGTTCAAGGGTGGTAACACGTCTTATCGTAGGAGCTATGCAGCGATCAACAAGGATCTCGTGAACAAGAGCGTGCCTGAGTTCTGGATGGGCAAGAAGCCGCTGACAGAGAGCGAGCAAGTACCGTCCGCGAACTTGAAGGCGAACCTCCTGAGGCTCCACGATAAGACTCAGACGTTCTACAAGAAGAAGCTCAAGGCTGACGACCTGTCTATCAAGACCATCACGATCCAGCGCGGCATCGGCGGCCACGCGGACGACTACACGCCCGCGCCGGTCGAGAGCTGGACGGTGGACAAGCGAACGCCGGACCGGTTCGGCAAGATGTCGGCTGGAAACCGTGACACCTACAGCGTCCTCACCGCCACGGTCCCGGTGTCTTCGATCCTGATGTCGTGGGAGAGCCTGAAGGGGACCTGGCCCGCGGAGAAGGACCTGCAGGGCAAGAAGGAGGTCGTCGTGCTCGGTGGCGCGCTGCACGATATAGTCAACGAGAAGCGTTTCGTATGAGGGT